CAAATTTATAACATGCCGTTATTACATAGGCAGATGTTAGATGTGTTGGGCGTTAAAGAAGCGCATAAGTTAATACCTATGGATGAGGATCAAAAACCAACTGATCCTGTTACAGAAAATCAAAATATGTTAGCTATGAAACCTGTTAAGGCGTTTGTAGCGCAAGATCATAAGGCTCATATTGCGGTTCACATGGCTGCGATGCAAGACCCTAAAATACAGCAACTACTTCAAAGCAACCCTGCTGCTCCTCAAATAGCGGCATTGGCTCAAGCGCATATTGCTGAACATTTAGGGTTTGAATATCGTATACAAATCGAACAGCAATTAGGATTCAATCTCCCTGCGCAAAAAGATGAGTCTGGAGAAGAACAACACATGAATCCCGAAGTTGAAGCTAGATTAGCACCATTGGTAGCTCAAGCGGCTCAACAGTTATTGCAAAAGAATCAAGATGAAGCTGCTCAACAACAAGCGCAACAGCAAGCTCAAGACCCGCTTGTTCAAATGCAACAACAAGAGTTGCACCTCAAACAGCAAGAGCAACAACGAAAAGCTCAAAAAGATCAGCTTGATGCACAAATAAAAATGCAGCAACTTCAAGTCGAAAGAGAAAGGATTCAAGCTCACCAACAAACTGCTGCGGAACAAACTAGAGTAACGGCTTTAACTAATGCGGCTAAACTTGAAGTGGCTAAAACAAATGATGCCAGCAAAATAAAAGTACAGGCGCTGACAGAAGCGGCAAAACTTACCGCTGAAAATAAAAGAGTTGCTATCGATACAAAAGTTAACACTTTAAAAACAGCCGCTCAATTGACTGAGCAAAAACGCCAACATGATACTCGTCTTGCTCATGAAGGTATGCAAAATGCACTAGATCGTGGTCAACAAAATAAACCAATAGAAGGTGAATAATGGATGCGTTTGAGGTAATTACTTTTCAAATAAACGAGCAAATACAAAATGTAAACGAGGCGATTACATCGGGTCGCCCAGACACCTTTGATGAGTATAAAAGACTCTGCGGAGAGGTTCGAGGTCTACTCTTTGCTAGAGATATAGTAAAAGACCTTAAAAATAAAATGGAAAACTCAGATGACTAAAACGGTACAAAAAATATTGGTAGGCACAAACCCTTCCAATCCGCAGGTAGTTGGCGCGATTGATTTAGAAACTAGTGCTGAAGAGAAAGCAACACAATTACCCACACCGTCAGGATACCACATATTATGTGCCGTTCCAGATGTCGAAAAAGAGTATGGCAGTGGCATTATTAAAGCTGATATGACTGTTAGGCATGACGAGGTCTTAGCAACAGTTCTTTTTGTAGTTGCGGTAGGCCCTGATGCTTATAAAGATAGCTCAAGATTTCCAAGTGGGCCTTGGTGCAAAGTAGGAGACTTTATTCTTGTTAGACCTAATGCGGGCTCTCGAATAGATATACATGGTAAAGAGTTTCGTCTTATTAATGATGATACTCCAGAAGCAGTTGTTTTAGACCCTCGTGGCATTAAACGTAAATAAGGAACAGTCCATGTCAGCACAATTTAATGATGAATATAAATTTCCAGACGAAGTAGAAAACGAATCGTACGGTATAGAAATTGAAATAGAAGATGACACGCCAGAAGAAGATCGTGGTCGTCAACCTATGCCTAAACATATTGTAGAAGACTTAGATAATGATGAGTTGGAAGAATATGATGAAAGTGTTAAGCAAAAGCTTAAACAACTTAAAAAAGTTTGGCACGATGAGCGCAGAGAAAAAGAACAAGCTTTACGTGAACAGCAAGAGTCTATTGCTTTGTCAAAAAGATTATATGAAGAAAATCAAAAGTTACGATCTGCATATAGTACAGGTGAGAAAGAATATATAACCACATCACAGCAAGCGGCTCAAATGGAAGTGGCCGCTGCAAAAAGAATGTACCGTGAGGCATATGAATCAGGAGATACTGAAGGGGTCATAAATGCACAAGAACAATTGCAGTTTGCTAACTTAAAATTGATTCGCGCTAATAATTTAAAAGAAACACCTTTACAAGAGACTCAGTTTCCTGTACAAATAAGTCGAGAAGAGTACCAGCAACCCGCTCCTCAAGTGAACCCTAAAGATGCGGCGTGGCAAGAACGCAATAAGTGGTTTGGAGAAGATGAGGAGATGACATCCGCTGCGTTGGGTCTACATAATAAGCTCGTTAATAACGGCATGATTGCTGGATCAGATGAATATTACAGCACATTGGACAAAACAATGCGCAAAAGATTTAGTGAGTATTTTGGGGAACCTAAAGCAAAACCATCAACAGTAGTTGCGCCCGGTTCTCGTAGCACAAATTCCAATAAAATAAGACTAAGTCAGAGCCAAGTCCAGATAGCAAAGAAACTGGGCATAAGCCCTGAAGTATACGCAAAAGAAGTTTTAAAATTGGAGATTAAATAATGACTACTAACCCTATAAACAAAATTACTCGTGCATCAGAAACCAGAGCGTTGACAGAGCGTCCTAAGCAGTGGATGCCCCCAGAAGCACTTCCTGAGCCCGACAAACAGGCTGGGTACACATATAGATGGATTCGCGTAGCAATGCTAAACAAGGCCGACCCTAGCAATATTTCTAAATCATTGCGTGAAGGTTGGGAACCTGTAAAGATTGAAGAGCAACCACAATACACACTGCTAGCCTCTCGTGAAGGTCATTTTAAAGACAACATCGAGATTGGCGGGTTATTACTTTGCAAAATACCTACTGAATTTATGAAACAACGTAGCACATACTACAACAACATGACTAATCAGCAGGCAGAAGCAGTAGATAATAGCTTTATGAGAGAAAATGATGCTCGTATGCCTTTATTTAAAGATCGCAAATCGAGTGTATCTTTCGGAAATGGTTAATTAATTTTAGGAGTTTACAATGGCTTATCCTGTTATTTCGGCCCCTTACGGCCTAAAGCCAGTTAATGAAATCGGTGGCCTACCTTACGCGGGTTCTACTCGCATGGTACCGATAGCAACTGGTTATGCTGCAAACATTTTCTTCGGTGACGTTGTTAAATTGTCTGTAGGTACTGCAATTCAAGATACTTATACACCTGCTACTGCGCCTACTACACCAATTCCAGGTGTTATTGGTATTTTCGTAGGTTGTGAATATACCTTAGCAGCCACTGGTCAACGTATCCGTGCGCAATACTGGCCTTCTGGTACTGTTGCTCAAGACGCTGTTGCTTATGTTGTTGATGATCCACGTGTAGTTATTAAAGTAGTTATGGGTTCACAAGCAACAGCCTTGGCTAATACTTCTTCAGGTGTGGGTTATGCTTCACAACAATTTATGGGCACTAACGTATATCCTTTATATGGTAATACTGGCAACACTTTAACTGGTGATTCTGCTGTTTCTGTATCTGGTGGTGTTGTTACTAATGGTACTGGTAACACTCGTGTTGTAGCTGCTGCTCCTTTACGTGTTGTTGGTTTAGTTCCTGAAACTGCTGTTACTGTTGCTGCTACAGCTTCTACTTCTGGTTCAAGTACTACTGTAACTCTGACCGCTGCCAATACTGCTATCCAAGCTGGTATGCAATTAATTGCTCCATCTGGTACTGGTTCTTTAGCTGGTAACTATATCACTGTTACTAACGTAAATGGTGTAACTTTAACTGTATCTAGCACTATTACTTTGGCATCAGGTACTGCAGTTACTTTTGTGGGCTACCCTGAAATTTTGGTAACTTGGAATAACACTTTCCATAGTTATACAAACGTAGCTGGCATTTAATTAGGAGATTAACACATGGCAATTTCACGCGCCCAGCTATTAAAAGAGTTATTACCGGGTCTGAACGCATTGTTCGGTTTAGAGTATGCTCGTTATGGTGAAGAACACAAAGAGATTTATGAAACTGAATCTTCAGAACGTTCTTTTGAAGAAGAAACAAAACTGTCTGGTTTTTCAGCGGCCCCTGTCAAAAACGAAGGTCAAGCTCTTCAATATGACAATGCTCAAGAAGCTTGGACTGCTCGATACAACCATGAAACTATTGCTTTAGGCTTCTCATTAACTGAGGAAGCTATTGAAGATAACTTGTACGACTCTTTGTCTGCTCGTTACACTAAAGCATTAGCCCGTGCAATGGCATACACTAAACAAGTTAAAGCAGCTAATGTGCTTAACAATGGTTTTAGTTCTGCTGTTACTGGTGGTGACGGTCAACCATTGTTTTCAAGCGCTCACCCGTTAGTAAATGGTGGCACTAACAGCAACGTACCTTCTACTGCTGCTGATTTAAACGAAACCTCATTAGAAAATGCTGTGATTCAAATTGCTGCATGGACTGACGAACGTGGTCTTTTAATCGCTGCTAAACCTAAAAAGTTGATTGTACCACCTGCATTACAATTCGTTGCTACTCGTTTGTTAGAAACTGAATTACGTGTTGGCACAACTGACAATGACATCAACGCGCTTAAGAGCAACGGTGCTGTTCCAGAAGGTTATGCTATTAATCACTTCTTGACTGACACTAATGCTTGGTTCTTAACAACGGACGTGCCCAACGGATTGAAGCATTTCATTCGTACTCCATTACAGAACTCAATGGATGGGGATTTTGATACAGGCAATGTTCGATATAAGAGCAGGGAACGCTACAGCTTCGGTTGGTCGGATTCATTAGGTATCTATGGTTCATCTGGTTCATCTGGTTCAAGCTGATAGGAATCAATAACTTAGGTTATTATTGACAACCCGCTTCGGCGGGTTTTCTTTTGCCTGTAGAAAACAAATGGTTTCTTTATTTGTACGCATGGTTTCTTTAATGTATACTACTTCTATATTTTAAGGAGACTAGTGATGAAAATAAATAAACAAAATAGCCCTTTATTTAATCAAGGCAAGGCTAAATGGGATACCTTTGCTAGTAAGTATGTAGGGGCATACGATTTTTCAAAATCTGTGTATGCTGGCATGAATCAAAAAATAACTTATGTATGTCCAATACATGGTGAGATGCAATCAGATGCAAAAAATATGATTAATGGAGCCCTATGCAATAAATGTGCTATGGAAGCACGGGCGGGTAAAAATCGGTTCACCAAAAAGAAAATGCTTGATAAATTTATTCAAATACATGGGGTGACTTACGATTATTCATTATGTGAATATAAAGGACAGCAAACCCCAGTAGCTATAATCTGTCAAAAACATGGAGCGTTTGAACAAAAACCAGAATACCATTGGAAAGGATCAGGGTGTCCTCAATGTTTTCATAATGAGCGTAGAGGGGCATCACAACGAGATACAATAGATTCATTTATTGCAAAAGTGTGTGCCATATATGGCGATGCTTTTGATCTTACTGGAGCAGAGTACACAAGCAGCAAACAAAAAATAAAAATCAAATGTGTAAAACACAATATTTTATGTGAAACAAAACCAAACTGGCTTTTAAATGGATACAACCCATGCCCAAAATGCAATCACATGAAATCAACACAAGAGTTAACCATCGCTAGCTATTTAAAAATATTTACCCTTGTAGATCATCGAAACAGGGATATTTTAAAGCCCAAAGAACTTGATATTTATTTACCTGAAAAAGCTTTAGCTGTTGAGTATAGTGGTATGTACTGGCATAGTCATGGAAACATAGAGGAAGAAGCAAAAAATAAAAATAATCATTATAGCAAGTACTTATCTTGCGCGGAAAAAGGAGTACGGCTGTTGACTATATATGAAAGCGAATGGAAAGATCACCAATATGCTATAAAAAGATTACTTAGAAATGCTGTGGGCAAAAGCAAAGGCAAGCTTATGGCCAGAAAGTGCGAATTAAAAAAAGTAGAACATAAGGACGCTAAAGACTTCTATGAAAAATATCATCCTCAAGGGGGTGCTGGAAACGGGAATCACTATGGGCTCTATTGGAAAAATAAGCTTGTCGCTTGTATGCGGTTTACTTATGGGGCTAATGATAGAGGTGCAGGCGCGGCAACCAGAGTTTGGACTTTATCCAGATATGCCACAAGAACGACTATTTCGGGCGGGGCATCTAAATTGTTTAAAGCTTTTATACAAGAGCATAATCCTGCAGAAGTAAAGTCCTTTTCTGACAATAGGTATTTTTCTGGGGCAATGTACACTCAATTAGGTTTTGATTTAATCGAAGAAACCCCCCCTGATTATCAAGTATGGAGCCCTAAAATAGGGGTAAAACCCAAGTCACATTACCAAAGAAGGCATATAGCTCAGCGCTTAAAAGACCACAATAGCCCTGATAACTATGATGCCACATCAGACTCTCGGACTGAACGAGAAATGACTTACTTAATGGGGGCAAGAAGAATATACGACTGCGGAAAAAAGAAGTGGGTCTGGAAAAATCAACACTTGCAACAGCCCTAAAAAAAGAGTATAAGTACCTTTAACAGGGGAACATCCTGCTTATCAAACTGCCCCCACAGACGCATAGAAGATTGATAAGCTTATACTTTCTATGAAGGAAACTACAATGGGTTTAGCTACACACCTTGGGCCTTGGTTATTAGGCACTGTAAAAAACACAACAGGCACTGTCGCGGGTACTATTCGTAACACTGGTGTTACTTCTGTTGGTCAAACTGATCCTGTTGCTTACACAGATACAGCTGCTTCAACTTTAGCTGTTCTTCCAGCGGGTTCTTTAATTACCAATCTTGCGCTATACCAAACTACTAAATTTGCTGGTACTTCTGGCGTAATTACTATTTATCTTAATGGCACTGCTATTGCAGCAACTTCAGCAATTACTGCTGGGGCTTCAGGTATTATTTATTTAGTTCCCGCTTCTGACGCTCAAACAGCCCTATTTGCTAATGTTGGCTCAACTGATGCGATTATTACTTACACTGTAGGTTCTTCTGGAACTTTCTCTGCTGGAGCTGGATTTTTCTTAGTTGAGTACTTAGTACGAAATTCAGATGGTTCATCTGCGCCTACTGCATATACTGCATAATTAATGTATTAGGGGGTGCTAACCCCCTTTTTATAAACCCAGTAGGAGATTAATTATGGCTATGCAGTTTGACGTAAAAAGCAAACATTTAAGTGCGGCTGGCAGCATCTATGCCGATAGAGCTAGGCTTAAAGGTATTGTGGTAGCTCCTGCTATTAGTACAGCAGCTACTTTTGAACTTAGAGATGGCGGGGCTACGGGTGAAATTCTGTATCAGATGGATATTCCCGTAAACTCAAACCCCAATACATTTGATGTTCTTATACCTGGGGAAGGTATTTTATTCCGCACTAATATTTATTTAACTTTTAGTGTTGGCTCGGTAATGGGTGTCACTGCATTTTATGGTTAATATTATGCCTGATAACACGCCTGAAATTAGAAATGCAAGAGAGTTAGCTTCACACAGCACAGAGATTAAACATTTGCAAACTGACATGGATAAACTAAGCAAAGACATGGAAGAGGTGAAAGACGCTCTTAGAGAGATAAGTCACACCTTGTCGGCGATTAAAGGTGGTTGGCACATGCTTATGGTTGTTGGAAGTATAGGGGCTGGTATAGGTGCTGGTGTGGCATGGCTCTTTGACTTTATGAAACACTAATGGCTACTAAGAAGACACCCGTACTATCTGTTGGTAGAGGTGAGAAATTACCTGTATCTAAAGGTGCTGGACTTACTGCTAAAGGTAGATCCAAATATAATGCAGCTACTGGTTCTAATTTAAAAGCCCCTGCTCCTCATCCAAAAACAAAAGCAGATGAGGGCAGGAAAAAATCATTTTGTGCAAGAATGAGTGGGGCAAAAGGCCCTATGAAAGATGAAAACGGCAACCCTACTCGTAAAGTAGTGGCATTAAAAAGGTGGAACTGCGGTGCCAAGTAAAAATTTGAAACAGCATAATTTAATGGAAGCTGTAGCACATAACAAAGGTTTTGCTAAAAAAGTGGGTGTTCCACAATCAGTAGGTAAAGACTTTGCTGCTGCAGATAAAGGTAAACAATTTAAAACAGGTGGATCAATGAAAAAGCATGATGACGTGGCACAAGATAAAGCGCTTATTAAAAAAATGATTAGCCCATCTGAAAAGAAAGAAGCTAAAGGCATGAAAAAAGGTGGTAAGTGCATGGCTAAAGGTGGTGCGACTAAAGAAACTATGGGACCAAAAACAATGTCAAAAGACGTTGAAAAAGGTTCAAATAAATTAACTAAGCTTGGTGAATCTGCTGTACAAAAACGTGGTAAAACCAAAGGCGTTAGCCTAGGTGATTCAGGAAAAATTGAAGGTATCGAAGGTTTTAAACCCAAAAAATTTGCTAAAGGCGGTTGCGCTAGAGCCGATGGTATTGCTCAAAAAGGCAAAACAAAGGGTCGTTACATCTAATGATGGCTAGTCGAGGTATGGGGGATATAAACCCATCTAAAATGCCGAACAAGAAAAAGATTATTCGTAAGGATGATCCCAATGATGCAGATATGTACAAAAAAGGAGGGGTGACTAAATCATTTCCTCCTAACACTAAACCCAAAAGCAGACGGGCTAAGAAATGACAACTTCGGGCACAAGTAGTTTTAATTTATCCGTTACAGATCTTGTTGAGGAAGCCTTTGAAAGATGTGGGGCTGAACTACGTAACGGGTATGATTTACGAACTGCTCGAAGAAGTCTTAACTTATTGACCGTAGAATGGGCTAACATTGGGATTAATTTATGGACTATTGAAGAGGGGACTATCCCTTTAATCCCTGGCCAAATTAATTATGACTTACCAAACGATACAATAGATTTATTAGATCAAGTTGTTCGCACAGGATCAGGCCAACAACAAACTGATATTAATATTAACAGAATTTCATCGTCTACTTATTCGACTATCCCTAATAAGAATGCAACAGGTAGGCCGATACAAGTTTGGATCAATAGACAATCTGGTGCTACGTATCCTGTTACGGGTGTTTCTAATCCTCAGATAAATATATGGCCCACACCAGACCAAGGAAGCCTAAGTAGTCCTTATTATTATTTTGTCTATTGGCGACTACGCCGTATTCAAGATTCAGGTAATGGGGACAATACCCAAGATATACCTTTTAGATTTTTAAATGCAATGGTGGCGGGTCTAGCTTATTATCTTTCTATGAAGCTCCCCAATGCAGATATGAACCGCTCTATGGGGCTTAAAGCTGAATATGATAGGCAGTTGCAATTAGCGACTGAAGAAGATCGCGATAAAGCCCCTGACAGGTACGTGCCTAGAATTGGTTATGGTAGATAATGGCTACTAAATACGCTGCTGGCAAATACGCCATTGCTGAATGTGATATTTGTGGACAACGCTATAAGTTGCACCAACTAAAAAAGCTTGTTATTAAAACTAAAACAGTAGCGATCAAAGCCTGCCCTGAATGTTGGAATGAAGATCATCCCCAGCTTAAACTTGGCATGTACCCCGTTTTTGATCCTCAAGCTGTTTTAGAACCTAGACCAGATAATAGTTATCAAACATCAGGTTTAGATACGAATGGGTATCAAGGCGAAGGGTCAAGAGTATTTCAATGGGGATGGGCGCCAGTTGGCGGCTCTCGTGCAAATGATGTATTATTAACACAAAATGATTTAGTAGCGACAACGTATGTCGGTTCAGTAACAACTTCTTAGGAGTACGAAATGGCTAAAGGCGATGGTATAGAAAGCAAAGGTAAAACTAAAGGTAAACAATTGGGTATCGATGGTTCTAAAATTGGTCAAGATGGGGTCATGTTATCTAAAGGTAAAGCTAAAACAGTATCTTCAGAAGCAATGAAAAAGTTTGGCCGCAATTTAGCGTGTGCTAAAAATCAAGGGGGTAAATAATGGCTAAGTCTGATGAAAATGAAAATAAATATAAGCAACCCCAACCAAACAATGCGCCAACAGGTAATAATGGCTATCCAGATACTAGTGTCAAAACTCAAGGTATTAAAACTAGAGGAAAAGGCGCTGCAACTAAAGGCTATACTTCACGCGGCCCAATGGGTTAATATTTTTCCTATATAGGGTTATTATGAATCTCCAACAAATTACCCAAGCAATCCAAGACTATGCTGAAAATACAGAGTCTTTGTTTGTATCTAATATTGGTTTATTCCTGCGCCAAGCAGAAGATCGTATATATAATACGGTACATATCCCTGTACTTAGAAAAAATGTAACAGGTAATTTAACAGCTGCTAACCCTTATCTATCTTGCCCTAATGACTTCTTATCCGTATATTCATTAGCAGTTATTGATGGGTCAGGTAATTACTCCTATCTGATAGACAAAGATGTAAGTTTCATTAGAGAAGCGTATTCTAACCCTACTAATCAAGGGCTACCAAAATATTATGCGATGTTTGGCCCACAATTTTCTAATATGTTGGACATCTCCTTATTAACCGCACCGACACCTGATTCAAATTATAATGTGGAATTGCATTATTTTTATTATCCTGTGTCTATCACTGACACTGTCAATAATCCAGCGGGCGTTACCTGGCTAAGTGATAACTACGATCCGGCATTATTTTATGGCGCTATGCGTGAGGCCATGATCTTTATGAAACAAGAACAAGATATGGTTACATATTACGAGCAAAAATATCAAGAAGCTATTGGTCAATTAACCAGACTAGTGAATGGGTTGGAACGCGGAGACGCGTATAGAAATAATCAAATCAAGATACCGTATAATACATTATGATAGCACAAGGCCAATGTACCATTTTCAAACAAAACTTGTTGAATGGCTTAGAAAATTTTTCTGTCACGTCCCCTTATTTTTATCAGATCGCTTTATATACTTCTAATGCCTCTTTAGATAGTTCAACATTAGCGTATACACCTGTTGGTGAAGTATCAGGCACGGGTTATTCTGCTGGTGGCGCACCTATTTTGCCAACACCTGCGTTATCGTCAGGGGCAACAGCGTATGCTTCTTTTTCAGATGTGATATGGTTTTCCGCTTCTTTTGTAGCTAGAGGGGCTTTGATATATAATTACACTACAAAAGCCGCTATTGCAGTTCTTGATTTTGGTGCGGATAAAACAGCAAAGTTAGGAACACCGTTTACAATAACTTTTCCACCAGACACAGCTACAACAGCTCTTATACGAATTTCTTAGGAATATAAAAATGCAAATTGAACACATAAAATCAGGTGACGTTTGTTCGGCAACAGTTACTCGCGGGGCAGGTCATACAGAAGGAATGGAGATGCACGGTCATTATCATGTGGTGTGCCATGATAAAGATGGCAATCTTAAATGGGAAGATGAGATAGAAAATCTTGTAACTACTGTTGGTAAAAACCTAACCATTACTGGCGCATTAACTAACGCTGCTCAAGGTATTTCATACATGGGTCTTAAAGGCACAGGCACGGCCGTTGTTGGTGACACACAGGCGTCTCATGGGGCTTGGCTAGAAGTAGGTCTTGCCAATGCGCCAACGTATACTGGTCCTCGTAAAACACCCACATGGGGTACAGCCGCATCAGGCGCTATTTCCCCAACATCTGCTCAGGTGTTTGCAATGACAGGTTCAGGTACTGTTGCTGGTTGTTTTGTAAACGTAGGGGGGGCATCAACTATTGATAACACTACAGGCACATTGTTTAGTGCTGGTGACTTTACCGCGGGGTCTAAAACAGTAACTAATGGCGATTCCATTTCTGTAACATACACCGCAACAGCCGCTTAACAAGAGATTACTATGGCATTAATACTAGCAGATCGAGTTAAAGAAACAACCACTGTTACTGGTACAGGCACGGCTTCACTTTTGGGGGCATCTACAGGCTTTCAGTCTTTTTCTGCTGGTGTGGGCAACAGTAACACAACTTATTATTGTATTGCGAATCAAGATGGCTCTAGCTGGGAAGTTGGCTTAGGAACATATACTGTTGTTGGTAGCACGCTGTCAAGGACAACTGTATTGGCTTCTTCTAATACTGGTGCATTAGTTAACTTCACTGCTGGAACAAAAGATGTGTTTGTCACATATCCAGCTGAAAAAGGCATATGGAAAGACGCCTCAGGTAATGCTATTGGATTAGGAACCCCCTCTGCTTTTGTTGCTACTAATGTAACTGGATTACCTTTAACTACAGGCGTAACAGGCACACTCCCAGTAGCAAATGGTGGTACAGGTGTTATTACAAGCACAGGAACTGTAAGCACCGTCTTGAGTGAGTCGCCCACATTAAGTAACCCAACCTACACAGGCACACTCACAGGCTCTACAGGCAT